TATTTACCAATACGAAAAGTACCATTAGATTATAATGGAATATCATCATCTGCTTATGCAGTTCAAATGCAACATGAAGCTGGAGAAGATACTTCAATTCATAATGAATGGAAAGAAGCAGGTGTAGTAGGTCACAGTTATTTATTAGTAGATAATGATAGTGTAAGAAAAGCAGCAAGAGAAGTATCAGAAGAATGTAATTTTAACTTTACACATGACCAAACATTCTTCAATGGCCGTAGTTATGCCTATTCAATGATATCTAATCATGTTGCAGGTGAAGTATCAGAAGGTGATGATGTAGCCTTAGGGATGCAATTTTGGAATAGTTATGATGGTTCTAAAGCATTTGGCTTTGCTATGATGTTATATCGTCTTATATGTACTAATGGAATGATGAGTAAAGATCATTTCAATACATATAGATTTAAACATCAACCATCTAGTGGTGATTGGCATGAAAGTCTTGAACAAGTTGTTAAGAATATTAATAATTTAAGTGATGGATCTGCAAATTTAGATGGATTTCTAAAGAATCTTAGGGCTCTGAATGAATTAAATGTCACTACAGATGAACTAGGCAGACTTAGACATAACTATCTAAAAGATGTTCCAGTTCAATTATGGGGTAATGTAGTAGATCGTTATACTGATCCACATAATCATATTGATCATAATGGATGGACACTGCTTAATACTGCAACAGATTTGTTGTGGCATAAAGAAAAGCCTACAATTTCTAGTTATAATCAGAATACTATTATAGTAGATGGATTATGTCAAGCAGTAGCATAATATCCTAGGTACCCCTGATTAGTCCTTTCGAGATGATCTCCGCAGAATCACAGATAAATCTGAGTAGGGTCTGTGTAGGGGGTATAAACTTGTCTGGCATACGCAAGGCAGAAGACTTAACATCCATGGAGGTCGTTATGCACTGTATGCCAAACATTTGAGAACTTCGACGGTTTAGACCTGCAGGCTAGTTCTCATAAGTAGGTTCTGATACTTTCCTCTAACCAATTAGTATCAATTAAGAAATGTGAATGCATGGGTGTATCCCTAGTAACACATCTAGCGGGCTAAACATTTCTTATAAATGTGTTGCAAATCACAGAAAGAAGTTGTAGATTAAAGGTACTGCAATGGTGCAGAAAAGCACTCTCCCCGAGTGTGTAAATAGTCAAGAAAATAACAAGGAGAAACACAAAATGAAAGTACTATATTTCGATCTCGAGCATGGTAGTCAGACGCTCGGAAGTGAGAAACATATACAAGAGATGTTTGGATATAGTTTACTCCGTCCAGGATCATGGGATTCATTTCAACATGTAATTGGACAGCTGTATACTAAGAAAAACACTGTTGTAGAGAAGAAAGTTGGTAGTTTGGTAATTAAAGAAGAGCAAGAAGCTGTAACTTTAAGAGATAAAGCACCAACTGTAGATGCATTAATTGTAGATACATTCTCGGAACTTAGTAAAAAGTATATGAGAAGTTTAATAAAGAAAGAGACAGGTAAAATGTTACTTCAGGATTGGGGTAAACTCAGATTCAAACTAGATAATTGTTTAGAATTTGTTACTCGTATTCCTGGTATTGTAATCTGTAATGTTCATGCTAAACTTCAAACTATGGATGATGGCCAGAATAAAATCATACCATACATTGATGGTTCAACTAAGGAAGATATAGCTAAATGGTTTGATTTTGTATTTTATACAAAAACAGTTACTAATTTAACTGGTCTTCCAGAATATGTATGGGTAACAGGTAGAACTGAAAAGTATGATCATGCTAAAGATAGAACTGGTGTATTGGATCAACAAATTACACAAGATTTTAGTATAGTCATTGATGCTGCTAAAGAATGTGGATTTAATGGATGTAAGATTCTAGTAATAGGATCTCCAGGTTCAGGTAAGACATATGCTCTTAGAACTTTAGTACATCCTGCTATAACTGTAGATATTGGTGATCCAGTTCAAACTGTAGAAACTGTAACTAAAACAACTAATGGAGTAAACGTATAATGAGAACATTGACAGTAAGACAAGGTGGTTCTGTATGGACCACAGGTTGGCATACATTAACTATAAGTACAGCTAAATATGGTACTTATAATGACTCTAAATTCTTAGAACTTGGATTTAAAGATTATCCAGATAATTTCACTTTACGTATTTATGCTAAAATAGGTAGAGATGGTGAAGAATTTGCTATCGGTAATGTATTCCGTTTTGCTAATGCTGGTATTACAGAAGTACTTGAAGGTACAGGTGGCGATAAAGTAGCTAAAATAGATGATTCTGCCGAACAAATGGTAGGCAAAGAACTTAACATTCTCTTCTATAAAGATGGAGAATATACTCGTGCATATTCATCTGTAGCTCCAACTGTATTTGACAATGCTATTGATACATTTACTGTAAAAGATGTTGAATTCTGGAAAGATAAAGCTGAAACTAGATTTCATAATTATACTCCAGGTAATGGTACAGTAAATAAGAAAAATGGCACTGGTACTGTAACTGAAGCTGGTGGAGTTGGTGTCCCTATAGAACCTACTACTGCAGATTCTGCTAATGAAGAACTACCATTCTAAATGGGTGATCTCCCGCTAGGGAGAAATGGTCAGGGGGAGTCTGTCGGATGCCAATTCATAGGGCTCCCCCAAACTTTTAAGGAGAAAAAATGAAAAAACTATTTTCTGTAATAGATGATGTAGAAAAATTTCTAACTAAATATCCACCATTAAGAGATGATGATGAACGATTAATGGCAAATATATGGATGTCACATATAGGTAATTTAGAAAGTCAAAATGGTGCAGATATACTTCGTATGCTTGCAAAACATAAATTACCTAGTTATGAATCTGTATCAAGATGTAGACGTAAAATTCAAGAATTAAAACCTGAACTCAGAGGTGAAAAATGGGTTCAACGTCAAAAAAGAGCTAAGAAGATTAGAAAGGAGATTGCTACATGATAAAAGAATTAGCTTTTGGTTTAAAAAATAGACACCATTTTGTTAGTGAAGAGAAGATATCAGATTGGATGAATATGACTAAAGATACATTCATGTCTTTATGGGATTATGATGAATATGTTATAGAATATACTAAAAAGAAAAATTCTTTATCTGGATATGATGGATTATTATACATGCCAAATGAATTACTCTTGGATGTAGATGGATCTAATCCAGATATGGCACGTCAAAAAGTGATTGGACTTACGATTGTACTTAAAGATCTAGAAATACCTTATAATTTGTATTTCAGTGGCACAGGATTCCATGTAGGGATACCATCTACCGCATTTAGATGGAAACCAGATAAGAATCTTCATTCTAAAGTAAAAAATGCACTAAAATCTGCAGGAATCTATGACTATGCAGATCCTTCTGTCACAGATAAGACTAGACTTATAAGAGTTCTAAATACAAGAAACAGTAAAAGTGGTAAATGGAAAGTTCATATTCCAGATAGTATGGTTCATAAACATATAGATCATATATTAGAATATGCTTCTAGGTCACAGGATATAGTACCACGAGAGTTAGAATGTGAGCCAGTATTTGATGTACTTGCTCAACATAAAACAGAAGAGAAGATATCGGCTGTTAAATCGGCTGGTAGAGCTCCAGATGCAGTCAATTATCCATGTTATCAAACAATGCTAGAAGGTACTAAATTTGGTAATAGACATGCTTATGCATTAAGATTAGCATCTCATTTTAGATGGCTGTATCCAGAAGAAACTGTAAGAGTTCTTATGGAAAATTGGAGACAAGACGTAGACATTAAAGATAAACCATTTACAGTAGAAGAAATGGATTCTGTAATAGAAAACTGTTATACTGGACATGATGGTGCTGGATACAGATATGGATGTGAAGATCCTATTAAAGATAGTTTATGTAAGAATACATGTAAACTATATAAGGCTAAAAAGTCTCAATCTGTAATGACAGCACAAGACATGGATAAAGTGATGGTTGACTTTTATGAATCAAATACGCAGCCTATTGACGTAGGAGCTATGTACGGACAAAAGTTTCCAATATATCCTGGAGAAGTTGTTATATTACAAGCTCCACCTAAGTCAATGAAGACTATGTTGTTACAAAACTGGGTAAATTATTGGAAGAAACCAACGTATTTCATGGAGATGGAAATGTCTCCAAGGCAAATATGGTCCAGATTTATAATGATAGAAAGAGGTTGGAAAGAAGAAGATCTTGCACAACACTATAAGTCTATGAGAAATGGAATCACTAAAGATTTTTCATGGCTTACTGTAGATTATGGTTCATGTTATCCTGCTGAATTACAAAAAAGGATTGCAATGCTGCCATATAAACCCGAAATTATTGTTGTGGATCACATGGGATTATTAAGATCTCAGCAAAGAGATAACAATATGAAAGTAGAAGAAGCATCTCAAGGATTAATGGAACTGGCTGTACAAAATAACATTGTTGTATTTGCAATATGTGAGATAACTAAACAAGCATTTCATGAAGGTATGAATATGGCATCTGCTAAGGGCTCGTTTAGAATTGCTTATAATGCAAATAAATTGATTTCTGTTAATCCAATTAAAGATGATAAAGGTCAGATTTCACAATTGCATGTAAAGTCTGAAGCAAATAGAGAAAGAGAAACCTTAAATGTAAAACTGTGGGTCGAAGATGTACGAATCACAGGAACGGAGGTATGTGCATATGAACAGATCGCTAATTGAAATCACTAGAGATTTAGTTCTAGCTAGAAACGACTATGAAATATTCAATGAAGAAGATCTCATGGCAAGAGTGGACGAATTATATACAGAACTCCATCAAAAAGAAGATGGAATATACTGGTTATATAAAGAGTCTGAGAAAGAGATTACGCTTTTTGAGGAGCAAATCAAGAAACTAAAAGCGCATACTTCTGTCATGAAGAGAGCTCAAGAAAGATTAAAAGAAATGATTAGAGGTACATTTGCTGAAGTAAAACAATTACCTAAACATTCAGCGTTTAATCCAATTAAAGTATCACAATCTGCTGGTGCAGTGGATGTGATTGAAGAAGAAGATATTCCAGATGAATACTTTATAGAAGTAATAACTAAAAGACTAGATAAAAAGAGAATCCTCCAAGAACTTAAAGAAGGTACAAGAATACCTGGTGTACGTCTTGTAAATAATTCTTATGTTCGAGGATTAAAATGAATTGGATAAATCCTATCAAGATAAAAGAGAAATCTTTATACCAGAATACAGAGATCTTACCATTGCATATCGTGATCGTAAGTGTGCTTTAAAGTCTTCTAATAATGGTAGATGTTGGTGGGTTTATCAATTCTTAATAACTAACCCAAATCGCATGATGGGACGGTGGTAATGCTGAGGAGAGTCAAAACCTTGGATTATTTGCTAGTAGTATGAACTAAATTAGCTTTCGATCCACAGTATACCACCCCTATCATCAATTAAGGAGAAACAATGGCTACAGCAACAAAAGAAAAAAGAAAAACAGCATGGAAATTAAGTCAAGATGATTATCTGGATTTACTTAAAAGTGTTGATCAAAATTCTAAAACCATATTAACTCTTACTCATGAAGTAAATAGATTAAAGGGAAGGATGG